TGTCAGACTCGTGATGGAGGTGGCAAAGAGAGTGAAGGAAGCGTTGGACGATCGACCACCTTCGCTTGTGCTCACAGAGGCACGACAGCTTGTTGCTAGCCGGAAAGAACGGCCGATGCCGATGCCTGTCTCGATGGAGTTCACAATGCAGTCTGCCAGACTGATTGCTGAGCTACGAGAAATGGATAAGAATCCAGAGGTGTTGTCGTTGATAGCAGAGCTTAGTGCTATGAGAGAGAGGGAAGTTTCCGCCATCGCGCGTGGGAACACCAAAACGGAACCTGCGTTCGGCGTTTACCTGTGGGGTGATGCAGGCGTGGGAAAAACCTTGGTTACAGACCTGTTGTTGCAGGCAAGCCATGAGGGACTTACAGGAACCACTGAGGTCATGGGTAGTGCCAAAAAGTACGTATTCCCGATGCAAACCGTTCACAAGGACGATTACAATGGGGGTTCGTATATTGTGTTCGATGATGCGCAACCTGATCTCACCGATGGCGAAACCATTGCGTTTTTGCAGAACTTGCACAATGGGTCGTTCGTGCAGACCAAGATGGCTGCGCTTGACCTCAAGTTTTGTTGTTATGTGAAGGCGGATGTTGTCATGCATGTGTCCAATGTGGTGACTTACAAAGGTTTCGAGCAGCTTGGTGAACAAGTCAAGCAATCGCTTAGGCGTCGATTCCATGTCACGATCCACGCAACGTGGGCTGGGGAGAACCGGGAGCTGAAAGGAGATTTTTCGCATGCCAAGTTTGTTGTGTCTACACCTTCTGATGCTGAGCGTGTGATGACGTTGTTGGAAGTTGCAAGGTTTGTCAAAGCAAAAGCAGCTGAACACGCGGCTAGTGTGGAGAGGATCGCGCAATTCGGTGTGCATGATGGTAACATGGAGGCCATGTTGGCGAAGCTTGTCGCCCAAGGGGGAGCGACGTCCAGGCCGAAGCTGATCGACACTGCTGCGTTTGGTGCGAGGTATAGGTACCAGCGCGCCAGCGGTCGAGGCATTGCAATGGCATACTTCAACACGTTTGGTGACATGTTTGACGACCCTGATCTTGTCGGAGATTATATGGGTATGACGGAGACCGATCACCAGTTGATTGATGCAGCATTGCTGTCGCGAGTGGCTGGTGAGGAGGTTGACGCGCTGTTCGCACATGAGAACTTCCGTGACGTGAACGAGATGTTGTATCGGATTGAGGAGAGCACTCTGAAGGGCACGTACAGTACGCCAATGCTTGAGTTTGTCAAGAAGCATGAGGGTGTGTCGTATCGAGCTGTTCGGTTGGTGTTGCTCACATTGGCTGGATGTGGCATTGCCATGGCTGCTGTTTCGTTGTACAAGAAGATGACAGGACAGGAAGAGGCCCTGGTCCCGCAGGCTGAGGCCTACCACAAGCCATTGAAGAAGCAGCGTGTTGTGACCATCGTTGCACTGCCGACGTCTGCAATTGCTGGCGTTGGTAAGAGCACGCT